AGATCCTGGTATAACTATTTAAAACAGTTTGGTAAATGCAGAGATAAATTTATACCAGAAATTATTAAATTTGCTACACAACATCAATTACAATTATTTTTGGAAACAGCACTGTTGGGAGATGGTCATGGGACACACTACTACACCACTTCGAAAAGACTTGCTGATGATATGATGGAAGTTGGTCTTAAACTTGGCTATAGTCCAAGATTAAGTAGCAGACAAAGAGAAAATAGAATTGGTTTATCTTATGATATTAATTTTAGATTTAAAGGTGTAAATGGATATGTATTAAAAAGTGACGTAAAAGAAAAACCCTATACAGGATATGTATATTGTATTGGACTGAAAGATAGACATTGTTTTTTTATCAGACAAAATGGTATGATATGGTTAAGTGGTAATTCCTTTGTTAAAAGACGTTGGGTAGATTTTGCTAAACCTTATGAAATTAAAAAAGCTCCTCCAAAAGAAGGAGGAATGCACAGATGTTATATACCAGCGTTGTTATCTGATAATAAAATATTACAAAAAACAGATCCTAATTACATAGATAGATTAAATGCTTTACCTGAGCCTTACAGAACAGCTTATATGAAAGGTGATTGGGATATATTTTTGGGGCAGGCTTTTAATTTTTCTGTTTCACAACATGTTTGTAAACCCATTCCTATTCCTGATTATGTCCCTTTGTATATGACTTTTGATTGGGGTTATATGCGTCCTTTTGCTGTTCTTTGGTGGTGGGAAGATAACGATCATAGATTATATTGTTTTGCTGAATGGTATGGGTGGAATAAAACACCTAATCAAGGTATAAGATTTACAGATAGTGAAATAGCAGAAGGTATAATAGAACGTGAGCGTAGTTTAGGCATAGAAGGAAGAAATATTTTTAGATTGTGTGATCCTACATGTTTGAATAAGAAGCCTGATTATAAAGGTGGAGGACAAGGACCTTCTACACAAGAAGTATTTTTTAAATACGGTCTTGAATTGATCCCAGGGGATGCTAACAGAAAATTAAAAATAAGACAATTTCATGAGCGTTTAAAGATACCTGAGGATGGTTCAACCCCCATGGTTCAAATTTATCCTAATTGTGAAAATTTTATAAGGACTATACCTTTACTTCAAACTAGTGAATCTAATCCTGAAGATATTAATACTGATAGTGAAGACCATTGCTATGATAGCGCTGCTTTAGTATTTATGCTGAGACCTATGGAAATGTGGCAAGATCAATTTAAAGAAGAAATGATTAAAAAAGAAAGAGAATCAATTCTTAACAAATTAGATTCTACATCAAGATACGCTGCTGAAGTTATTCAGCGTGTTAAAACTCAAACTGAAGAAGATTATGATGAAGAAGATGATATAAGTTATATTTTTGAGTAAGGAGAAAAAATGCCTAAACTAAGAGAAAAAAATAAAGATGTTAATATAGCCATGATGGAATATCTTAAGTATAGAAGGAAACAAATATCAGCTGGTAAAATGTATATTAGCTATGAAGAATGGAAGAATAAAAGAAAAGCTGGGAAAGTTTAAAGGAGGAGAGAAATGAATTTATTAGTAGTAATAGTGTTGGGAGCTGTAATAATTTATCAAGGAATAACTAATTATATAGAGAGAAAAGATTTTTTGGCCAAGGAAAATGATTTATTGGATAGAGTGATGTCAAAAGATTATTCAGACTATGCTACAAATCTTAAATTAATGACAGAAGAAGACAATGTTAATGCTGAAGATGTTGTAAAAGAGCTTCTTGAACGAGAAGCGCAAGGTCTTCCAGTATCCTAAACAGGGAGTTTAATAAATGTCTAAAAAGATAAGTGATGAGGAAGTAAAATTATTAATTACTGATATAATTAATAAACGTAGACAGAGTATGTCAAGAATTATGTTGGAAAGAACATGGTTTAGAAATATACTTTATTATTTAGGTGAACAATGGATACAATGGTATGTAGAACAAAATAGTTTTAAAAAGAGATATAGAAAATCCACTATTCCTACACCTGTTACAAATAGAATAAGAGATGCAGTAAGATCAGAAAAAGCTTTAATACTAAATAAGGACTATGTTCCTAGAGTATGGCCTAACAGTGAGCAGCCTGAGGATAAAGAAGCTTCACGTACTGGTGAACTTATTCTTAGAGACATGGATTTAAGAAACGATCAAGAATTTAAAGAAGATATAGATGATGTAGCTTTATGGATGTTGTTATGTGGAACAGCATTTATGAGATCATTTCCAGATATGGATGCTGGTGATTATGCTATAGATAATAATGGTGAGTTTTTAAAGACAGGAGACGTAGTTTCAAGAGCTGCATCTCCTTTTTCTATGATCTTAGATCAAATGGGTATTAAATTACGTGATAAAAGATATGTAGGAATTATTTCTCTAAAAGATAAAGAATGGGTAGAAGACACTTTTAAAATTAAAATTAATTCAGCGTCATCAAAATTAGATAATCAATATTTACACACGCTTGAAAAATATGTGGGTAATGTTAGTCCCTGGAAAAGCGCTGGTATAACTAGTAGTTTATATGATAATGAATTAGAAGAAAAAGTAGAATTTAAAGAAATTGAATTTAAACCTACTAGAAAATTTCCTTATGGTAGATATGTTGTAATGGCCAACGATGATGTAATTATCAACATAGATAAGATGCCATTAATAAATAAAAAGAATCCTAGTGATTGGATGTATAGTTTTACAGATTTTCATTATAATAAAACTACTGGGAGATTTTGGTCAGATGCTTTTGTAAATGATTTAATTTCTCCACAAAACTCTATTAATTCTATTGATCAAGCTTTAGTAATGAATAGAAGAAGTTTAGGCAGGCCTAGAGTCACGCTTCCTATTAATTGTAAAATAGAAAGAATAAATGAACAAGGACAATCATTTTTAGCTATAAGATATGATCCAAGAGTAACAGCTGGGCAAGCCCCTAAATTTGACAATGGTTTACCACTGCCTAATCAAGTTCTAATTGAAAGAGAGCATCAGGAAAAAGCTTTGCAGGATGCTGCTGGTGATCCAAAAAATATTATGAGGGGACATGTACCTACTGCTGGAGCATCAGGTTATCTAGTAGATGTTTTACAAGAGTCAGCTGAATCATCTCATAGTCCAGATATAATGAGATTTTATAGATCATTAACAAGAGTTTATAGAAAAAGATTATTGTTAGCTAGAGATATTTATACAGAAAGTAGGATTATTAAAATTAAAGGTCCAAATAATGAGATACAAATTAAAAAATTTAAAGGCGCTGACATAAGAAATAATACTGATGTAAGATTAGAATTAACATCTGGGGTATTTAAAACAAAAGCTAGTGAAGCTCACGCTTTGTTGAATCTTATGCAAACAGGTATGATACAACTTGATCCTGTAACACAAAGAAAAGTTTTAAATAGATTAGGATTTGCTGAACTTTCAGTGGATAAAAATGATGTGCATACTAAAAGAGCTGAGAAAGAAGAAATGAATGCGTCAGCTGGTGATGTTACTACATTATTTGTAACAAGTCCTGATCCACAAACGGGGGAGGTTGATCTAGATTTTGATAGAGCTAAAGTTGTTAATCATGATCCGTTATTTAAATTTGATGACCACGCAATACATTATGAATCCCACACAAGATTTATTTTAAGTGATGAATTTAAAGCTTTAAGTCCTGAAGTATCAGCTATATTTATGGCACATACAGAACTTCATAAAGCTATAATGGATGCTGAAATGAAAAAAATTCAAATGGAAAACATGGCTCAGGAACAGGCGCTTAAAGGAAATGTTGTTCAATCAACTCCTGAAATAGGTGCTCCAATAGTTAGTCCTAAACCTGAATCAGCTATTCCAACAGGGGAATAATGATGAGTAAAAATATTATTGAATCTTATAAAAAAGCTGGATTAAATCCTCCTAAAGGGAAAGGTATACATACTTTAGCTGCACATAAATGTGTAATTCAATATCTTAAAAAAGGTGTTAGCAAGAATGAAGCGTGGAAGAGATGTATGGGTGGATTAGGTAGGAATAAGGCTGTTAAAAAAAGTCACTGGAGGTAAAATAATGGCATTTATTAATATGAAGAAAAAACCAGTTAAGATTAGAACTATAAAACCATCTTTCGAATCTAAAAGAGAACAATATCCTTATGAACTCAGAATAACATTTAATAATGAATCATTAAACAAATTGGGTTTAAAACTAAAAGATTATAATGTTAAAGATAAGTTAGAAGCTAAAATAAAATGTGAAGTAATAGGGTTAAGATCCAATGAAGATGCCTTTGGTTCTGGTTCAGAATCTATGGAACTTCAAATAATAGGTATTGATTTGGGTTAAAAATATATAACAATTCATTTTAATATACAGACAATAATATTATTTTGAATTGAGGAGGTTATGATAATGGTAGATATAATAGATGAAGAAATAATTGAAATTGAAGAAAATGGGGCAAACAATGATCAAGAGGATCCCCAGCTTGATCCTGAGGCAAACGATGAAGAAGGTTCCTCAGCTTCTGACGAGGAAGAAAATCTTCCTTTTGATAAACACCCAAAATGGAAAGCTGCGCGTAATGTAGAAAAAAAAGTTGAGTCTGTTCTTGAAGAGTATGGATATGATTCTATAGATGAAATGATAGAAGATTTATCCAAATCCCAACAGTTACAAGAAATGGTTGGTGGAAAAGACGTAAGAAAACTTTTAGCAGCGCAGGAAGAATTAGAAAAAATTCATGCATATTGGGCTGAACAAGAATTAGAACGAAAGAAAGAAGAAGAATTACCTGATGAAACAATAAAAAGGTTAGAAAGAGAGAATTTAGAATTAAAAAAAATACGTCAAGAAGAAGAAAGGTTGTTGGAGGAACAAAAACGCGCTGAAAAAATCTGGGCACAGTATGATAATCATATAACATCTTTTATAGATTCACAAGAAGATCTTATGGATGCAGAAAAAGACTTTTTACACACACTGCTTACAAGAGATAGTTTTATAAATGATGTTGATATAGAAAATAAAGCTGATGTCAAGAAAATGGAAAAGAGGGTAGTGTCTATGATGAATAATCTAAAACAAAAAATCATAGATAGCTATGTAGAAGGTAAATTAAAACTTCCTAAAATGCACGCACCAAATGAAATCCCTAGAACCACCAAAGAAAAAAAACCACAGTCAATTAAAGATAGTAGTAAAATGGCTGTAGAATTATTAAAGAAAAGATTTAATTTTGAATAATATGGAGGTAGTTTAAAATGCCTATTGATTATACTACATCAACAAGCATTGTTGATACATTAAAATATGTGTATGGGGAAGGTATTAAAAAACAATTTGAAACAGAAAAAACATTGTATAATATTCTTCCTAAATCTAATAAAAAACCTGCTGGATTGGGCTATCAGTTTTCTATTAGTTATGCTGATCCACAAGGTATTGGAGCACGTGGTGAAAGTGCTAAACTTCCTGATCCTTTGGTAGGGAAGTATGATAAAGCTATTGTGTTGCCTAAGTATGTATATGGTTCTTCAAGACTTACTGGTCCAGCTATGGAAGCTGGCAAAGGCAATGCTGCAGCTTTTATTGATTCACAGTCTAACCAAATTGATGGTATTTATAGATCAATGGTTCACGATTTAAATAGACAATGTTGGGGCGATGGTTATGGTAAAGTAGCTGATGTTAGCGCATCAGGTGTATTATCAACATCAACAACATGGAGTGTAACGTGTGATAATGATTTAGGAATACGTTATCTACGTCCTGGGATGTTGGTTGATTTTTATGAAAGCGCTAACGTTGATCAGTCTTCTGTAGCCTCACGCATTACTTCAATTGATTATGCAACTAAAGTTGTAACTTTTGAAGCAAATGATGGAACTTATAAAGCAAATCATCCTATTGCTGGTTTTTCTGCCTATACAATTGCGGAAGAAGTTATTCCAGTAGATGCTACTATAGTTAAAATGGGAACTAGGGATGCTGTTTTTGCAACTTCAGATACAAGTTATGAAATGACAGGTTTGCTTGGTATTTTTGATGATGGGACATTGCTTTCAACTTTCCAAGGTATAGATGTATCTTCACATCCAGCATGGAAAGCTAATATTTTAGATAATAGTGGAAGTAATAGAGAACTCACATTAGATTTATTGTTACAGGCCTGTGATGCTACACGAACTGTGTCTGGTAGACATCCTGAGATTATGTATATGGGACTTGGTCAGAAAAGAAAATATGCCAATCTTTTAACTGCTCAGGTAAGATTTGCACCAACTGAACTTAAAGGTGGTTACGAAGTTCTCACATTTGCTGCTGGTGAAGGAAATGTTCAGATGGTTGTGGATCCTAGCGCTCAACCAAATAGGATCTTTGTAACAACTAAAGATGCTATTGAGAAGTTTGAATTAATGCCATTGGGTTGGTTGGATCATGATCAAATGATGCATATGAGATCAGGATACGATGAATGGGATTTTATTTTGGCAGTATACACTAATCTTGGTGTTGCTCAACGAAATGCTTGTACATTAATTACTGATCTAGTTGAACCTAGTGTATTTTAAATTGGTTAATACCCCTAGAGTTATTAAGCTCTAGGGGTATTTAAAGGAGCAGGCAATGGATAGACCAAATAAAGATAGTTTTATGAAGGATCTCAAAGCTATATCTCCAAAATTAGATTGTTATTTGGATTATGAGCGAGCTAAAAAATTAGGAACAGAACCATTGTATGTAATTACATATCCTAACACAGCGTTAAATGGGGAACCAATAATAATCTATGTTGTTCACGATGGAAATTTTGGCCATAGATATCCTAATAAAGATGATTTAAAAAAATTATATGATAGTGATACACATAGAATTCCTATAGAAGATCAGCTAAGAAGATCAGCTTATATGATGACTAAGTTTCAAGAAGAAGCTGATAGAAAAAGATATGAAGAAATAAGAGATAGAACTAAAGATAACAAATATCAGTTAATGAATCAGTATAATAAAATTGTTGGATCAGGTAAAGGAGCGCATCATGTGCGCCAAATTACTCCCAAAACAAAAGGTTATACTGTAAAAGATCTTAGAAAACTAAATAATGCATCTAATTCAAAAGAATAGATGTAATTATAGGAGGTAGAGAAGATGAGTAAAGTATTGTGGAATCCAACAGATGAAGTATTGAAGCATGAATATGGTGGAATTTTGATTGAATTAACACCAGGACAGAAGAAAAAATTGCCAGATAGAGCAGCTAATCATCTATTAACCAAGCTTTCAACAAGAGGGTTAACAAGTCTTGAATATGGGGATACACCAGAGACAGAGATTAAAAAGAAGAAAGCAGCGCTTGAACGCCAAAGAAAATTTGAAATGAATCAAGTTAGAATGTATAATATTGATAATATGAGGAGAAAACGAAATAATCAAATATGGGTTGAACCACCAATGCATATACAAAAATTTGCTAATAAACATTCAATGAAATTAGAAGAATCATGGTCAACGGAAGATCTTGATAGAAAATCTCTTAAGGATGCTAAAGAAAGAGCTGAAAAGGCGGAAGAAAGAAGTGAACGTTTAGAAAAACAATTAGAAGAATTATCAGTTTTGATTAGAGAATTAGCTACTGAAAAACATGAACGAGAAGAATTGACAAAGCTTGATAAAAGAACTAAAGAATATAAAGAAAAAAGAGAGGAATTAATAGCTAAAGGAATAATAGTTGATACCTCTGAGGAGTAAAATTTATGTCATCTTATCTAAATGCTTATGAAATTTTAAAACAAGTTAGAATGTCTATTGATGAATATGATGAAGATATTGTTCAAGGTGTAACTACAGTAACTGCTATAAATAATAACTATATTATGTCTAAGATTAATGAAGCTCAGAGATATATATATGCTTCTTTAGTAAAAAGAATACCTGATAAGTTTCTTACTTCATTAGCTATAACTTTTTCTGGATCAGTAGCTAATTTACCTTGGGATTATGCTTTTATTGATGAGTTAAAAGATGAGAATGGATATAAAGTTCATCATATAAAAATGAAATTAAAAACTCCTGTAGTTACAACAGGAAGTTCTAATTTTTATTATCAAAAAGGCAGACAATTATTTTTGGATAAAGATGGCATTACTGCAACATATACATTACTTTATACTACTAAGCCAAGAGATATTGATCAGGGACGCATAACAGCTACAGGAACTAATACTATAACACTAGATTCTAGCGCTAAAAAAATTGATGATTATTATAATGGTATGATTATTGAGAATATACATTCAGATTATATAGACACAATTACTGATTACACATCAGATAGAATAGCTACTGTAAGCAACGCTGCTGAAATAGAAGATGTGTATGGTATTGTTCCTGAAATTCCTGAACCATTTCATTTCTTGATTCCACTCAAAGCAACACTAGATATTAAATCACAACACCCACTTGTTAAAGAAAAAGCTAATACAATTGATTACACTGCATTTGAAGAAATGTTTAGAGAAACGTTGTTTGCTTTCGCTTCCCCCGCAGAGGATATTTCTATTGATGAAGTTTTAACACAATACGACCAAATACTTTAAGTTTTTGGAGACAATAAAACATGCCATATAAACCTTTACTTGATGTAAAAACTAATGTATTAAGGGGCGGTGCTACAACTGTTAGAGAAAAACCTTTGCTTGGTTTTGGTCAATTTAGTATGAATCAAAATGTAAGAGGCAGACATCCAGGATTTATTAAAAGAAAAGGACAAACTAAATTACATACTACAACTATTGGATCTTATAGAATTAATAGTTTGTATCAGTTTTATAAATCAAGAGTTGATGAATGTGCTTTGTTTGCTCAATTAAGTAATGGAAATGTATTAAAAGCTACTAATAATCCACCTACCAAAACTACTGGAACTTTTGGAAGCACTGTATTTAATGGTAGTGCTAGTGATTTACCTGCTAGTTGGGGTAATATAAATGATCAATTGTTATATTCAAATGGAGCTGATCAACACCAATTGTATCCAGGTAATGCTAGTAGTATAAGAAAATTCATTGTTTATAAAGGTTCTGGATCAATACCTTTAATACCTAATCTTGGTGAAGATTATTCATCTGAAACAACTGATGGTAGATCAACTACGTATGCTAATTTAAGTAATTTAAGCACGTTATCAGCAAATCATTGCATTTTTATACACACTTCTCTTAAAGCTAATTCATTAATTTTTACTGGTTGTTCTAACAGCTCTGCATCAACACTTCAAGTAAAATATTGGAATGGCGCATGGACACCTGTTTCAAATTTAGTTGATGGAACATCAAACGGCGGAGCAACGTTGGCAAAATCTGGAACAGTATCATGGGACAAACCCACTGATGAAGAAGATAAGTATGCATTTGGAAGTAATGGTTGTTGGTATCAAGTCAGTCTTGTAACAGGATCTTTAGATTCTGGAACTAAATTAACTGATGTAAAATTTGGTGGTGAGTGGAATTCTTTAACAAACGTATGGGATGGTGTTCCTCAAGATGCTGTTGAAGTTATGGTTTATAGAGCTGATGATGATGTATATGAAATATATGGAGGTAGCGCTGTTGATATTAGTGAATTAACTAGTTCTGATATAGTTTATATTGCTGCTACTGATCCTTTTATAGCTGCTTATATAGATCCAGGATCATTACCTAATATAAGTGGAAGTTGCTCAATTAATAGTTTTTATTATTGGGATGGTGATAGTTGGGAAAGTGTAACTAATTTAAATGATGGAACAAGCGGTATAAAACACGCTGGATGGGTTACATTTGATAAAACTTCTACAACCCCACAACCAAGACAATTTCAAGGATCTACTTATTATGCATATTGGTATTATTTTAAAGTTAGTAATACTTTACCTGATAATATGAATATAGGAATACAGACAATGCCTTATTTTAACATTGATGAATTAGGTATAAGTCAATGTAATGCTGTATGGAAAGGTAGAGCTGTATATTCTTTTGATAAATATGGAGAATATATTTATTTAAGTTCTGTAGGTGCGCCACAAGTATTAAATGGAACAGATTATGGAATAATTGAAGTGGGTGATGGTAGATCTAATAAGGTAGTAGCTATGAGAAAGTTTCACAATGAACTTATGGTGTGGCAAGAAGAGAAGGGAGTAGAAGGTGGATGCTTAACATTAATAGAGGGATATAGTCCTCAAACATTTGGTAAATTAATTTTAAGTTCTAAGATTGGCGCAATGAATAATAACGCTGTGGTTGTTGTTGATGGTGTATTGACATCTACAGCTACAGATGAAAGAATTAAAATGTTAGCTTTTTTCTTATCTAGATATGGGGTTTGTGTATCAGATGGTAGAACAGTTAATGTAATAAGTGATGATATACAAAATTATTTCAACCCTAATGAACCTGAATGTATTAGACGTGGGTATGAAAATAAAATGTGGTTAAGTCATGATTCATCAGAAAATGTTTTAAGATTGGGATTAGTTTGTGGTAGCAATGCTACAGATTGTAATGTATTTCCTGTATTTGATTTAACTGATAAAGTATGGTATTTTGATGATCTAGGTCAAAAACTAAGTTGTATGATTGAAGTATCAGCTGAAAGTGGAAATGTTCCTGTAAAACAAATTGCTGGAACCACAACAACTGGATATATTTATTTATTAAATGATGGATATTCAGATGATAATGAATATATTGATTCATATATAAGATTAGAATTAGGAAGTTATGGTGAATACATAACACTAAGAGAATTGTTATTGAGATGGAAAGCTCAGGAAACTGGAACATTGTATTTAGAAGTATTTGTGAATGGAGTATCTAAAGCTAGATGGAATATAAGTGAACAACCTGATAATTATGGAGAAATATCTGGTAGGATAAGAAAGAGTTTA